ATCCCGGGCAGCAGAGTACAGCTGCACCCATACGCCAACACGGCTGTCTTCTGCCAGATAGGGCGCTGAGTGCATCAACGCGCCATACAAGTAGATATCTGGGTGATCGGTTAGCAGCCAGTTGGTTGCATTGCTTGCCGATAGCGCCGGAATTTTCTGGTAGTACAGAAGCTCAACCTCATATGTGCCGTCCGGAGAGGGGAACACCTCAAACGCTCTCTCAGCGTGCCGGTAGAACTTAGGCTCTCCCGTGGTGTTCTCCGCCCCCGCACGTTTGTCTGACATTGAAGCAGCAGACAACAGGTCCAGTGTGCGAGTGCCGCCACTGGTGATATTGATACGGATGGTCTCAAGCCAATCTGACGGCCGATCCAGATACTGCTGATCTAGGTCAGCCGTAGCCCGATTCTCCATCTCGTAGTGGCGGATGTCGCGGTTGATCTGCGCCTCAGCCAGCGTAATGAAGTCGGGAATGACCGTAGTTAGGTCATCCCGGTTCAGAAAGTCAGCGATCGACGCCTTTAGCTCAGTGTAGTTGGACAGTGCCATTTACTTTTTCTTCCGCTTCTTGGCAGTCTTAGCCGACTGCTTGAATGCCTTAGCCGTTGGCGCACCCTTCGACCCAGCCTTCCGCATCTTCTCGCCAGAGCCAGCCTTAATGCGCTTGCGCTTGGCGTGAATGTTGGCGTACAAGCCTTTACTTGGCACGCTTCTTGGCCCTCTTCATCTTGGCCTTAGCCTTTGCTGCAGCGGCCTTACCTTTCTTGGTATATGCGTAGTGCTTTCCACCTACCTTTGGCATCACTTGCTCCTTGACTTAGTACCAGAACATTTCCACCGCTTACGGGAAAGCCGCAGTGGTGAGTTTGGGTCTTTTGCAGCCTTCGGGTGGCTCTTCATCTGACCCGCTGATCTGGCGCAGTATGAGTTGCCTTTCTTCGTCCCGGGCTTAACCTCCGCGCCCTTCTGACCGTAGCTGACCTTCTTGCCAGACGCAGTGCGCTTAACCTTTGCCTTGCCTTTCGCTGGCTTCATCTGCGACCTCGTATTATACCCTAGTAACCTATACGTCTCAGCAACCCCTCATCCAACGTCACGATCTGCTGACCAAGCCGCGCCTTGTATTGGTCGGTGGGATCAACATATGTTGCGCTAGTTCTTGGGTGCGTTAAAAGCTGCGGGTTTAGGTCTCTAAACGTCAGCGGCCTATCTAGGCGTCCCAGCCCCTCGCCAAGCAACCCAGCGGCGTATGTGGAGTGCGGAGACGGTAAAGATCCACCATGCAGCAGGCCGACATTCTGCAGCGTCAGGTTGGTTGGATCTTGCAGTTGGCGGGGGTCGCTTATAGCAAGGCGCATCTCCGTCAGGCTGAGTGCGCCCGGTATGCGGCGAACTCCTGCTTTTAGCTGCGCTGGGCTAGGATCGTTTACAACGCTAAACGCCGCCTCAATGTTCTTTCTCTTAGGTCCACTCGTAGAGCGAATGTACTGATGTACCTCTGGGTCACTGATGCCCGGGAAGTCTGGGTCAGCCTTCTTGATCAGCTTGTCTATGTAGCTGATATCGCGCTTTCCTAACGCTGCCTTTGCGTGTTCAATCATTACCGCCGGACCCATGTCGGTGAAGTCATTAGAGCTAGGGGCCATCTGGAATGGCAGCACAAGCATTGAATCATCACCGCCACGGCGCATTGCATTCTCGACAGCGGTGACGTACCCCTGCGCGTTAGCCCAAGCCTGATCAGGGAAGTCTGGGTTAAACATATAATCCCGACCGCCGCCAAGGTATACCGGCTGGTCAAACTCAATACCATTCAAGCCGTAAATCGTGTCGCCTGATGGCGTCCTGTCTGCCATCGTGAGTAGCGCCTTTTGCCCCTCATAATCTGCAAGGCTGACCGTAGGGACATCATACTCTGTGCGCTCTACGTCTAGCCTCAGATCCTCCATGATCGGCTGCGCCTTGACGCGCTTATCGTAAATCTGGGATGGGGCCACATCCTCTATTCCCCGCTTGCGAGCTATCCCCATAAGCACAGCAGATGCCGCATCCCCCAACACTGGTACAGCGCCTGCGGCGGTCGCAGCACCCATAAGTCCAGCGGTTGCGTAGTCGCCCCTATTGGCGGCATCCACGGTCTCCGCAGCGCCCTTTGCATCACCTACGCCGGGCAGGAAGTCCACAACAGAAAGTAGCCCCTCAGCAGCCCTGTATGCGGCATACGGGTTGTCTTCATACAGACCCATACCTAGCAAGCCAGATGCGATTTTATCTCGCGCTGACTCAATGAAGCCCGGCTCATATGGCTGCAACTGTGGCATATCCCTGCTCATTACTGCCCCGCCTTATTCCTAGCGTACTCAAGCGCCATATCAATCAGCTTGCCCGTAGGAACGCGCTCACCAGTGAACGCCTCAATGCCTGCTACGTTCTCGTAGTAGTCTTGTATCGAGTCCTCGGGGCGATCCGCGTAACCCTTGTACTGGTATGCCCGAGCCATCTCTTTTGCCACCTGCGGCGATATGCCCTCTCTCGCAGCCCAATCGTAGCCACCAGCAAAGTTGATCGCCATATCCAGTAGCCCACGATCAACTCTAGGGCCAAGCTCTGGATTCTCTCGCATGATGCGCTGGGCTACAGCCTCGGGGAATGAGATATGTTGCATGGCGTCCACGGGATTACGCAGCACCGTCATCAGGTTGTGATCGCTGATGCGTTGCAACAATCCGTAGTTTTCAAAGGGGTTATCTGCCATCCCCCATTATACCATCAGGCTATGCCTTGTAGGTTACGGCGGATAGGATCACCCCAATTGCTAGTCTCACGGTGACCGACCGCCAGATACCGGAATGCGTCAGCACTGTGGCTCGACCAGTCATGAGCCGGTCTGCCCTTCCACACCCGGTTGTTGTCATCGTATTCGCGGTGATACGCTCGCAGCGCGTCGATCAGGTGGCCGCACCTCTCAGCATCAAACCAGCACGTTGCCAGCAGCGATCGGGACGCCTGTATCCCGTCATCCACGTTCAACTGCGGGGCGATCTGGATGTTGTTAAGGCCCAGACTCTGCAGCGTTTCCAACCGTGACTTGCCTGACCCTAGCTCCCGCACCCTTACGTCATGCGGCAGGATATGCTGATCGTAGATGTAGCCCTTCTGCTGCAACACCCTAACGTAGTGGTCTAAACCCACGCCAGACGCCTCGTAGTGGTCGATTATTCGCGTCTCTGGGCCTACCTTCTGGCAGAACACGATCGCCGTTGTGTCGCCTATGCCTAAGTCCCAAGCCGTGATCACTGGCACCCGCGTCTCATACGGCACAGCGGTGATTCTGCCCTGTGCATTAGCGTCACGCATCTCTAACGAGTAATACGCGCCCTCATGGTGGGTCAGGAACGCGCCTTCCCAGATGTGATCGTAGTTGTCTGGGCGCTTCTCAAAGTCATTGCGCCGGACTAAGTCCAGCACCTTGGGGAAGTAGGGATTGTCGCGCCAGTTGATCTCTACGATCTTGCTGCTCTCTGGCGGGTCTTTACGGAATCGCTGGTGCGTCGCTGACAGGTTGCTCTCCGGGTTCCACGATACCCATAGCTCAGAGCCTTCCTCGCGGATTGTGGGGTCGAGTTTATCCCAAGCAGTACCTGACACCGTCTCCGCCTCATCGACCCAGCAGAGCAGTATACGGGCCTTAGACTTGATGCTGTCGAGGTTCCTGCGTAGACCGGCAAAGGTGAACTCAATGTTGCCGTCCCGAGACCGTATGTACCGCTCACCGACCTCGTAATACTCAGCCAGCCAATCGTAGGATGATATAGCGCCTGACACCTCCTCAAACGAGCTATCAGACAGACTGTTCATGAACTCACGAGCGCAGAGGATCTGACCCGACCTGCCCTGATTACCCCAGATGTATCCGCGTACAGCAGCCATGATTGCAAAAGAGCGGCTCTTGCCAGAACCACGGCCACCATAAGCGCAACGGTAACGCGCTTCCCCACTGAACAGGTCTACTAGCTTCGGGGGTAGCTCAATCGTCGCAATATTCGTCATCTGGCAGTCTTGGGATCAACTCAATAACCGTAGGCGACATACTGCCGTCACTGGTCGTTAGATCAACCTCAGTAGCCTTCAGCTTCGGCTCAGTGTACGCAGCGATCTTATCCCACGCATCTATGCTGGCCTTGATATCAGCA